TGAGTCATGGAAGGCTCGTTGTTGTAAGTTTGGACACGTTTGCGTTTTTGAATAGACATAGTTTTTCCTTATTGTTTGCGAATGTTTTTGGTTGCGTTCATGAGATATTCATAACGCTTTTTTTCGTCGGGAGTCATGGGAGTTTTAGGGTCAATTATTTGGATACGGTTGTTTGCGTCTTTGGCAGAGCTTTTGAAAACTTTGTCGATGACGTTTTGGATGAATTTACCACCCTCTCTATCAAGGGTATCTTTGACTCCTTTTCCGCGTAATTCGCGTTCTTTTAGTTTAGTTTCCGCTTGAGTTGCTTGGGTTTCTGCAACAGTTTTTGCGGTTTGTACGTCTTGAAGACGGACAGAGGATTCCATTTGGGCTTGGGCGGTGTTGGCATTTTGACGGGCGGCGTTTACGCCAGAGATCCCAGTGAAGGCGCCCATGGCAGCAGAGGCTAAGCCAGTTTTAGATGCGGCTTGCACGGTGGGTGCTGAGGTGTTAGGGACGGATGCGCCGCCTTGTTGGTAAGCGAGCATGGGGTTTAGACCAGCTTTTTTCATGTCCGCCATTGAGCGTTGGTAAGCAGAGTTGGACATTCTTTCCATCCATTCTCGATTCATTTTATCGAGTGCTATGGATTGAGAATTTGCTTTTTCTTGGGCAGCGGCGTCCCCGATGCCGGGGATTAGGTCAGTTACATTGCCCCCTCCTGCTTGTGAGAAGGGGGAGATTTTATTAATGACGTTAGTAGCTGAAGAGAAGAGTCCCATTTTTTAGTCCTTTTTAGAAGTGATCGATTAGGCCGGGTACTGAGTACATAGGCATTGGACGGACACAGTCGAGATCGAAGTATGCGTCGATGATTAGGTGTGGTTCAGATTCTACGGCGAGGACACGGGACATAGGGGGAGATTCTTGGATGAAGGTTGCGTTTAGTGCTGGAAGAGATGCGAAGTCATAAGCTAAGTGCCATAAGTCTAGAGAGGCAGGGTCGTTGGAGCGGAATTTTCCAGTAACGTAGTTTGGTTTGTATTTATACTCGGCGTAGCGTTCTTGATAGCCGAAGACGAGCTCGTCGTTTGCAGAAGAGTCAGCGTAGATTTCTTTGTTTAGGACGGCTTGTTCGCCAAGATGGGCGAGTGCTGGCCAGTAAAAGTCAAACCTAGTTTGACGAGACCACATTTTGTTGAGTCCTTGCTGGTAGTTAATGTCGGCGCGCACAGAGGCTAGTCCGATAATGTAACCATGTTCAGTAAAGGATTGTGTGAATCCGTTGCCAATAGCGGCGACTGTGCCCATAGCGGCAAGGTCACCTTGGTTTTCGGTGGCGGTTGCTGAGGTGTTGGCGATTGGAGTGATTCCGATGCGAGTAGAGTTGCCTCCGAGGTATTCGGGGCGTTGTAGGCGTTGGTCTGGTGATGTTACGCCGAAGTGAGAGCGTAGGATTTCAGTGTAGCGAGTGCCGGAACGGGCATCGCGTTCGTAGAGGCGTTGAACTTGGAAGGCTTCGCGTAGTTCGTTGATGGTTGCTGCGGTTGCTGTAGATAAGTCAGCTTGAATGTTTGGATATCTGCCATTAGCTGCGGTTGTTTCTATGGCGAGCCATGTTTCACCGACAGCGGTTGCGGCTCCGGCGCCTTCTGCGTAGTAAGCAGGGTTATATGTTTGAGATGAGCTTGCTCCAGTTTCATAAACTGTAGGGATTGATGTGGAAGTGGCGTTAGTGCCTACGAATCCAATACCCGTAACAGGGGCAGAAGTACCGAGAGGAAGAGGCACGGCGGTGCCTTTTTGTGGAGAAGTTAGACAGCTTGTGAAGTAGTCGTGGCGTTTTCCGCGTTTATAGACAGTATAGTCGGCTTCAAGGTCGGGACCGTTGTCTGTGTCGGGCTTAGTTGATGTTTGTAAGTTTTGGTCACGGAACCATTCGTGATAGATGAGTTTGTATGCTCTTAGTGGTAGTGCGTTGCAGTCGAGATCGCCTGCGATTAGGGTAGGTATTCCCATGTAGTCGAAGAGGGAGCCGTTGGCTACGTTGTTTACGGGTACAGTTGGGATAGTGAAGTCAGTAGATGCACCTGGGGTTTCTTGTTCTCCGTTGAATTTGTGCCAGTTGTCCCATAGAAGACGGGCAGGGACGAAGAAGTAGAAGGTATCGAGGTATAGGTTGTCCATAATTGGTTTTAATGGAGTAGAAAGACGTCCGAAGATGGAGTCTTTTAAGATGAATGTGTCGGCAGGTAATACTTCGTCTACGAAGATAGGGACGAGATCGCCGACGTCCATAGTGGTGTGAAGATTGTGGTCGCGTTTGAATTTGGCGCGTGGGATGTCAGCGCGTGGTACGGTTGCGAAGTGAGTTTGGTTTGAAGAGTGTTTCATGGGTTAGTCCTTTTGCTTTTTAGCAGCGAAGAAGCCTAGAACGGCTAGTACGATTGATTGGATGAGATTGAGAATGTCAGAGTCCATATTTTTTTCCTCCATGGAAAGAGGGGGCTTGCGCCCCCTAGTTGGTTAGTTAAGAGGGCAGAGGTCTAGGACAGAGCCTAGGCGTTTTTTTTCTGAGAGGACGATGCCCTCGGCTTCGCAGAAGTCAGATAAAATATATAGTTCGTAGTCTGAAGGGAATTTGTGAAGCATTGATTGAGGGTTTTTTGCTTCTACTTGAACAGAGCGTATGAAGTCACTAGTTGTAGAAGAAGCGTTAAGAGCGAAGAAGCGTTCAGCTTTGTTGTCGTAGATTGCTGTAATTTTTTTCATTTGTTTTCCTTTTGCCAGAAGTGATTTTCTAGCATTCTGTTTTTGTAATAATCCAGCCGGTCACTGTCAGGAGTAGGAGCAGGTACGCCCTCGAGTGAGCGGTGGATTTGTTTTGCTGCAATTACCTTTGCAGCGTAGGTGTAAGTCAGGTCGTGTATGTTTGTGGTGCCAGCATCTAACATAGCAGCTTCCCGACTGAGCTTGATTTGAGTGAATTTAGGTTCATCAGTTTTTTTGAGCCATTTGTCATAGTAAGGCGGTGGTCGGAGTTGTTTGGTTCCGACAGTACAAACGTCGTAGTTATATATGTCTGATGAATATTTTTCGAGCCATTTGAGTCCGATAGCAGGTCGGCGCGACATTCGGGCGTATTCGGGATGTAAAGGCAGTATTTCCCCCGAATCATTAAGAGTAGTGTAGTGGTCAGGAGCTTTTTTTCCCGTGACCTTTTTTTGAATGTAGCCAGCGACATATCGAGCAGAGTCATATTCTAGTTGTCCTATTTCTGAGTAGCCGTAGGGCCACAGTTTTTCGAGAGAAGGAGAGCGATAGACCGTGCCCGATTGAGTTTCTCGGTGTGGAAGTCTATCGGTGTGGAAATCGTGGTTAAAGAGTGCGATGTGATAGTGTGGGCGAGAGAGATTTTCGCCATATTCCCCGCAGTAATAGTAAAGTATTTTTTTTCCGTTAAGCGATTTGCGGAGACGTTTGAAGAAGAGGGTAATGTCATCAGGGGCAAGAGAGCCATTAATAGGAAGATTATCGTCGCTATAAGTAAGAGTGATAAAGCTATTATGGTCATGTAGTGATGCCTCGTGCATCATGCGAGATGCCCAGCCTTCGGCGCGGTTCATTCTGCATCCGATGCATTGTCCACAGGGGACGGTGATTTTTATGTCGGATTCGCTGCGTTGGGCGATTCCGTTGTAGTTTTTGAGTTTTGGAGAAATCTCTATTGGGGTAAAACATCTGCTCATGTTTCTAGACTATTAAAGTCTGATTCCGCCGCGCATTGGCACAGATTGGATATTTTTTTTGTTAGTTTTTGAGGCGGTTTTTGAGAAGAGTTTTTTAGAACCTGATTTAGAAAGTTTGTTTCTGTAAGCCATGGATTTTCCTTTGGTTGCACGATAATTATTTTTTAGAGGAATTGTTCTACGTGTTAGAGATCATTGGGTGAATTGATCTGTTGCACGGTAAGAAAGATTCCTATGTTCTGACACTTTTGGTGTCAGTTGGAACAGTTATAACAAGTAGGGAACTGTTCCGTTAATTGAAATTAACAAGGTCTTGAGGTTTAGTCAAGTTAAGGCAAGGGCTGCCTTGAGATGTGGGGAGCTACCGCGTTGCACTTGGTGGGTCAGCGAAGAGGACTTCGCTCGACCTAGTTATTTGTGGAATAGATTTAATTGATTGATGGTGGAATTAGAAAGGCCCCAGAAGGGGCCTAGATTGAGTGAGGAAGCGTTTTGGGCTTGTGGGGGAGCTAGACAGAGGGAGCCTGAGTTGGCGTCGTTTTATCGTCGTTTTGGGCGGCTTGTTGGTCTTGCTTTTTTTCCACTAGCCCTAGTTTTAATGCTTCCTTGTAGTTTGAATTGTCTTGGACGAATTCAATGAGGTTGTTGGGATTGTTACCGAAGCGTTTTCGGATATTAGAGGGTAGTGCGTCAAATGCAGATTGTGCATTAATGACTGAATTGAGATTAGTTTGGAAATCTTTGATGTTGGAGAAGTCGGCATAGTTGCCTTTGTAATTGTTAAGGTGGGAGATCATACCAGTTTTTTCGAATTTTTTGAGAATTTGGTTGATGTCACATTGGTTTTTGAATTGTTGTTGAGTCATGGAAGGCTTGTCTGATTGAAAGGTAACTCGTTGTCTTTTGCGTTGCATAGATACTCCTTAAGGTAGTTTAAAGTTAAGTTTTAGGTCTGGTCGGGCTTTTTCGCCCTTTTGAATAATGGAAGGCGTTTTGGCTGAGTTGCGAATATTGTCAAAGAGTTTTTGTATAATCTGACCGCCTTCGCGGTCGAAAGTATCTTTTACTCCTTTGCCACGTAATTCGCGTCTTTTTAGAGCAGCGTCAGCACGTTTCACGTCTGCATCTGCTTTGACTTGTTCGGTTTGAGCAACCTCACGAGCAGTTTGAGCGGATTGAAGATTAACGGAGGATTCTGCTTGTGCCTGAGCAGTATTGGCGTTTTGTCGAGCTGTTTGTGCCGTGGAGATTCCTGAATATGCTTCTAGTCCTTTTGAGACTAGACCTGTTTTAGTTGCGGGATCCACGGTTGCGGCTGTAGAAGAGGGAGTGGAGGCACCAACGATCTTAAAGACTTAATTCCTGGCATCGGCGATGCTCGTGCTCAAGAACGCGCTAACAAAACCAATATTTCCCTTGCCGAAGCAAATCGCCGATGGATGGAAATGATGTCAAACACTGCTTATCAACGCTCTATGCAGGACATGAAAAAAGCCGGACTAAATCCTATGTTCGCTTTTC